CATCCCCTAGTAGACGTTTTTATATCGTATACATAAAATTTGTTTGTAGGTTCATGGTATAATACCATATCAATAAAACCCTTGTATACCAAATTGTTACCAACGTTCATCACGATAGGTAATTCGATACCAGCTAAGTGCCATCCCCTTTTACTAAAATAAGTACTACGTTTCTTTTGAAGAAAATTAAGAATTGCTACTCCATCTTCAAAAAACTCCCTAAGCTCCTCTGGGGAGGAATAATGGGTGTTTTTGAATTTTTTATATTCTTCTTGATAGAGGGTTATAAATTTTTCCTGAAATAATTCTTCTAAATTCATATCGTCCGCTACAAGGGAAGATTCTTCATATAAGACAGTAAGCCAATCTTGAATTACCTCATGCATCGAGGTTCCAAAAGTGAAATGAATATTAGGATCATTATTATAATGTCCTTCTTTGTATTGAAGTTCCCATTTATGGGGGCAACTCCTATACATTGACATTTGTGAATAAGAAATAGTTTTTTGATAAGCGTAATTTACCTCAGGTAATTCCTTATTTTGTATTTCTTTGAGTATTTGGGGTTTCTTTGCCATATAACTTTTCTAATTTTTCTAAATAAAGTATAGCATCCATAAGTTCCTCTTTCATATGAGTAACCCATTCTCCAAATACTAAATCCTCTCTATCCAAATCAACACCATACTTTTCTTTACCAAACTCTGCTCGTTCAGTAAATTGTTTTATAACTGATTTTACTATACTATCCATTACTTAAACATTTTTATTACCTCTTTATCCTGATAGCCAGCTTTATATAACATATCTTCTAAGACGTCATTGTCTAATGTAGCAACTGCTGTTGCTGCTTCACGAGTAGAACACTCATAAATCTTAGATAGGGCCTCTACTAATTCAATTGTGGGTTGTTTCATTTTTGATTTTATATATTTTAACCAAACATTTTGTTTAGGTAATAAACCACAATATACTGTATAGTATTTTTTCTTGTCAGTATAAGGAATGGTTTGAACATAATTTACCAATTCAATAAAAGGTTGATGCATAGATAAAAAACGATTAACCATATAAGGATTAAAGGACTCCTTCTCCTTATCGGTGAAGGAGTCCCAATCGCGTTTTTTACTTGTCAGTTCTTTAAGCCAATCAAAGAGTGTCATAATCATCTCGAATCTCAGGTGGTAGGGTATCCTTTAAGATTTTACCTGTAGATCCATCATAAAATACGGGAATAGGCATTACTGCGTCTTCATTTCCTCCTGTAATAAAACGGGAAACTTTGCGTAAAATATAACCTTGTTTAAATATTTCACCCCCTGAGTCGTTAGGGATGATAGTAGTTTTTTCAAGGTCGATTTGGGGTTGTTGCATTTGTTGCATGTCAGATTTCTGCATAATTTATTTTTTTAATTTCGTTACAAAAATAGTATAGGTTATCTTTTTTTAATACTGTGTCGCAATGCCAATAATCTTTAAGTATATTAGCATCTATTTTAGGTGTTTCTCTTATTGTACGATACAATAAGAATTTTCTATCTCCAAATTCTATGATGTCTTTATATAACAACTTTTCCAGAGATTTCAAGTAATTTAGCAATACATGCCATCATGTTAATTTCTTTATCGATTCTAAAATTTGAGTGGTACATATATTCTTCAATAATAATAATCGCTTCAGCAGGTCGTGATGTATATTCGTCCATACGTTCATATAGTGTTTTATACAGCGATTCAAAATCATTTACATTAGAGTCGGCGATGACCTGTCTAATTTGTTTAAATGACTTTTTATTAGGCAATAATTCAATTACTTTATCAACATAATTAGATGATACAAGTGTTTGTTTATCTAATTCTAACTCACCATCTTTAGAAGACATCTGACATACATTAAGCATTTTACGTACATCAGGATAGTATTGGTTAACTAAATCTTTTAAGTGGTCTGTACTATGTTGTATATTTTCTTTAGATAAAACACTAAAGATATGCTTTGCTACATCTGCTTTACTAGGAGGTACAATTTTAAGTACTTGACAACGTGATTGAAGTGGATCAATAATACGCTCTACATAATTGCAAGTTAAAATAAATCGTGTACTTTTAGAAAAAGTTTCAATAACATTCCGAAGTGAAGCTTGAGCCTGAATTGTTAAAAAATCGGCCTCATCTAAAATAACCACTTTAAGTGGTTTAAACGACATAGTACTAGCAAACCCTGATACTTTATCTCTAATTGTTTCGATACCTCTTTCATCTGAAGCATTAATGTAAAGATAGTCACAGTTAAGGTTGTTAACTAATAATTTAGCTAATGTAGTTTTACCTGTACCTGCGGGGCCATAGAAAATCATATTATTCATATCATTTTCTTTTATATTTTTAGCCATAGTACCCTTAAGGTGATCATTCCCAATATAATTTTCTAATACATTGGGGCGATACTTCTCAACCCATAAACTGTTATTTGTAGCCATCTCCATAAAAATCGAATGTTTTGATTGGTTCGGGTTTAATTTCTACTTCTACTCTAGCAACTGAGTATAAAGCACTTCCAATAGGGTCTAAATAAAAAGCAGCATTAAATTGTGTTTTTTTAAAATATGCCTCTAATGTCTCAGTTAGTGTAGGATGTACTACACTGGGCTCATCAACTAACTGCCAGCGATCCCCAGGGGGGACTCGCTTGGCAATAAGTTGCTTTTGTTCTACTGTTTCAAATTCAGACATTACCTAAATTTAAAACATCCCAGGCATACCTCCCAGTTGAGGTTCATCTGATTTTTCTGATGGCTTGTTTACTACAGTACATTCTGTTAATAAAATAGTACCAGCAATTGAAGCTGCATTTTCAAGAGCACAACGCGTAACTTTAGTAGGATCAATAATTCCCGCTTTAAGGAAATCTTCATACCCATTTGTTTTTATATTATATCCTATATTAGGATTTTCACTACTAGTAGTTGTAAATTCAATTTGGTGAACATTATCTACTCCTGCATTTTCTAAAATTTGTTGAAAAGGGCGACGTAAAGCCTGGCTCATAATATTGCAACCTAACTGCTGATCATCATTACTAGATTCACATGCAGAATTAAATGCAGAACGCAATAGAGCTATACCACCCCCTGGTATGATGCCTTCTTCAATTGCTGCTTTAGTAGCTTGAAGTGCATCATCAACTCGATCCTTTTTCTCCTTCATTTCAGTTTCAGTGTTTCCACCAACGTGAATTACTGCTACACCACCTACTAATTTAGCTAAACGTTTTTGGAGTTGTTCAGTTATAAATGGTGAAGTTGAATTTTCAATTTGAGATTGAAGTTGAGTACACAATTTTTCAATTGCTTCTTCTTCCCCAGCACCATCTACAATAGTAGTTTCTTCTTTAGTAACAGTAATTGAGCGACATTCACCTAACCAATTCAAATCAAATTTATCAAGTTTCATACCTTTATCTTTATCAACAACTTGCCCACCTGTAAGTGTAGCCATGTCATTCATAATTAAAGTACGACGATCTCCAAAATCCGGAGCTTTAACAGCACAAACATTAAGTGTGCCTCTCATTTTGTTTACAATAAGAGTAGCAAGTGCTTCACCGTCAATATCTTCAGCAATAACAAGCAATGATTTACCTTGTGAAGATAAATTTTCTAAAAGAGGAAGTAATTCTTTTACTTGAGTAATTCTACCATTATAAAATAAAATAACAGCATCCTTAAGATTAGTACTCATAGTATCATTATTAGTTACAAAATAAGGAGATTTATAACCACGATCAAATTGTAAACCCTCTACGGTTTCGAGATAAGTTTCACCAGTACGTGATTCTTCAATAGTAACTATGCCATCACGTCCTACTTTTTCCATTGCCGTAGCAATTAATTCTCCTACTTCTTCATCATTATTAGCTGAAATTGTAGCTACTTGGCGAAGTTGATCTTCACTGGAGATATCTTGGGAAAGATTGCGAAGATAATCTGCGTGTGTTTTAACACATTTATCAATACCACGTTTAATTTCTACAATATTGTGCCCCTTATCGCTATAGCGAGAAGCAGCATTTACAATTTCACGTGCCAATAAAGTTGAAGTTGTAGTACCATCACCAGCTTGTTCAGCAGTTTTAATTGCTGCTTGCTTAAGCATTTGTGCCCCTACATTTTCAACTTGATCTTCAAGTTCAATTGATTTTGCTACTGTTACCCCATCTTTAGTGCTTTGAGGTACACCTTGATCTTGTTGAATAACTACATTTCGGCCATTAGGTCCTAAAGTTATTATAACTGAATCTGCTAATTGATTAATTCCATTAATCAATTTTTTTCGGGAATCATCCCCATAGTTGATAATTTTACTCATTTTTCAATTACTGCTAAAATTTGGTTTTCTTGAATCATATAATATTCTTTTCCTTCATAATCCATTTTGCTAGGACCCATTTGAGGAAGAAGTACAACATCTCCTACTTTTATTGTAGTTTCTACAAAAGTTCCCATTGCCGTATGATGACCGGGACCCACTGAGACTACCTCTCCTTTTAAGTTTTTCTCTTTACCCATATCAGGAACTACAATGTTGCCGTGAACACTTTCCTCTTCTTCAATGGGTTTTACAATTACGGCGTTAAATAATGCTTTTACCATTACATAAAATTTTCGTTAAATTTGTTTAAAATTGATTTATATTCACTAATATATTGTTTTATACTATTATAAGACTGACCTTTCATTGTGTTGTCAGCAATTTTTTTAAGTGCTCCTCCAATCTCACCAAAATGACCAATACATGATTCATAAGGTGTACCGCTACTGGGAATAATGGTTTTATATGCTGAGTAGTTATACTCATCAATAACAATGTAATAATCTCCTAACAATGGATCTCTTAAATATTCCATAACTCTTAAAAATAAATTAAATTAAGTTCAGTTGCTACCGCAACCTTACCCTGTAAATATACGAATGAATCTTCAGGACACCACGTTCTTAGTTACTTAATTTTAATTGCTTTTGGTTTTGATTCTTTAGTTAGGGGGAGGAAAATTTTCAATAATCCATTAAGCATCTCTGCTTCGATTTTGGATAAGTCAAATTTAGGAGCGATTTTATATCCTAAGCTAAATGACTTTTTACTTAAACCATGATAGATGTACCCCGAATAATCTTTAGGATCAGATTCTTCAGGCTTATCATATGAGATATTTAATATATCTCCTTCAGTTTTAAGTTGGATATCATCCTTAGTTAAACCAGTACAAGCAATCTCAAAATGGAGACCGTTTTCATCGTAGTAAATGTTTAAAGGATGGGGTTGTTTTGAATTTAAAGCAGGAGCGAATGCTTCATCTGCTTTGAAAAGGTTTCGATATAAAATATCGAAAGGAGTGTGTTCATTGAATAATGTACTCATATCATTTTAATTTGTGAGTGCCTTAGCTACTCGGGTTAATAAATTTTTATAACTTAGATGTCCTGAAGGTTCATCCTTGTTTATTATACGTATTTAATAA